CGGACGTCTCTGGTGCCCCCGCCCACCCTGGTGGGGTGGTACGGACCAAGACGGCTGCCACACTGTTCTAGTTGTGCCCATAGGAACCTGGACAAGTCCAGGGGGTGGCGGTTCCCAGCCGCTCCTATGCGTCCCCCACACAACGGTTCACCAAGTGCGGCACTCTCTCTGCTCGGTCAGGTGGTGATTCCTGCCTGCATGCCCTCGACATCCACCACGTCGTGAAACTGGAAACTGCCAGTGTCCACGTCTGGGTCAGGGCAATCAATAGCGAAGAACATCGTGGTCTGGGCACAGCGATCAAGTTCGTTGATTCCAAACCCTCCAATGTCTCGATTGATGTCAAACCGCTTCCGGCGAAGCTTGGTGGGGAACGGAACCTCCGTCTCCTGCCAAACTGGCCAGCTGCGGCTTGAGCCCATGGCTCGGACCTGGTTAATATAGGCCACCCATGTCGGAGTTGACGGACTACTGTAGTAGGCCGTGATCAAGGACTGGAGGAATGTGGTGACCTCAGGGTTGTCTGTGAAACAACAGTACACCCGTCCGGCAGTAGTAAAGCTACATGCCGGTTCCCACCTAACTGTGGTGCCCGGCATGAACTTGCCTGTGCTGTAGAACGAAACAACGGATGGGCCAGAAGGGTTGGACCAGCCGTTGGGGTGCCCTGGGACATAGACCCTGTAACCACCGCACTTCCCGTTGGCATCCTGCGTTTGCATGAGCCCGGGACCTGAATATTTCACTATGGCAGAATCGCCATTAGACGTCATGGTGGGGCCGCGGTTGCGGCTCTTCCTCACCCCGCCAGTCACTGGCATCTGTGCGTACTGCTTGCCCATGTTGCTAAGGGGTTGTTTGTTTTATCGCTGCTTGACACCTGGGACGGTATCATGGGCTGGCCGGGGAGCCACTCGGTGTCAGCATTGTACCACTCCTCCAGGGCGACCTGGTGGTCAGGTGTGATCCCAAACGCGTGGTAAAAACTAACACGCGCCTCAGGCGTAACCTGCCCGCCAGTGACCCCGCGAGACATGTAATACATGCCGCACTCGTTGACCCGCTCGGTCAGCCCAGTGCTGTCGTCCAAGCCGTGTCTCAAAAGCTGGTTGTACCAGGCCTCCCAGACTGGGACCCCCTTAGTGAGGTTCGCTCCACATGTGCCGACGGCGCCAAGCCACCGGCGGAACTCACCCTCGGTCTGCCAGCTGAGGAGGGAAACACAATCCTTCGACATTGCCACGAGCGGATTGCGCACCATGCGCCACCCGGTGCTGGTAAGCACCGGCTGGGCCTGGCAAAACTCAAGCCGCTCGAGCTGTGTCTGGGTAGGCTCCCTCACCAGCTGGAAACCGAAGTCAAGTGCCCAGGCGTCCAACCCGGAAAATAGGCCCTCGTCTGACTGGTCACAGATCACCACGCAATCGTCTCCATTGTTGACCAGCCGGGCATCAATGCCGCGGTCCTCAATGTAGGCGAGCACAATGCTGGCCATGATCAGGCAATTGCCCATTCCGGTGTTGATGTCGCCCGACATCCTGCACCCCTCAACCGTGTAGTCCAGTCGGTACCCCTCGGTACGTGCGATGCCCTTGTTGCGCTCCTGCCACTTCAGCAGGTTAGCAAGCTTGCGGTCTTGGAATGCGCCGTTGTACACAGAATGCTCCCAGCGAAGCGCGTCCACAGACACGTGCTGGTCAAACCGTGTTGCGTCGATCCCAAAGCCGCAAGGCCTCCTATACCGCTGCCAGTGGTTGGCGAAGAGCTCTCCAACTTGCTGCGCATTCATCCCCTTGACCACCACAGGGTAGCCAAACACACCAGCAAAACCAGTGAATAGCCGCTTCTCGTACAGCTTGAGGTACCTTCCCACCTCAACGTTGTAACGAGGAGACCTTGGCTGTATGACACGGGGAGCAGGATCAATCTTAGCCGTAAAATTGATCTTCTCAGCCTTCAAGAAAGTGCTGACATAGCTGTCTGCAACTGTCAGCCCCCGAGAGTTGAGGCTATCGACAGCGTTCTGGTACACAACTCGCTTGCGCCCATTGTACAAGCCAGGATAATCCTGACGAGAAACAATGGGGGTCGGTGGCGCCTTGCGCAGCAGACGACTCCTGATGGAGTCCAGACGGCTAAACACTCCCTTGAGAGGCCGAGGGGGCCGAGCCAGCCCCTCACCACGTCGCACGTACAAGACGCGCTCAGTGATGCCCCGCATCATATTCTTCAAATTGTCGGCATGGACACCGTAGCTGACCCCAGTCCCAAGGCCAGCCACATAGCGAACCACCCGTTCCCGCACTCGGTACCCCCTGCCTGGGTCATTCCGCACCCGGAGATCGCACACCTGCTCCACGTTGCTGGCCGTTGTGCGCGCGGAATCCCATGCTGGGCACCCCTATTTCGCTCCTGCATAGCCCCTACGGGCCCGCACCCCCGCATCGGCGGCAAAACCGCTAGCGTGGACGCTGAACTCGAGGGGTGTGAGCGCGAGCTCAACAGCGTACGTGGCATGCATGACAGCATCGACCCGACGCAAGTCGGGATGCTCATCACGCAACCACTTCCGGCAGAACTCCCCAGCAAGAAGCCTGTTAGCTGCGTTGTAGCGCATCTCACCATGCTTCTCTTTGAAGGCTAGGGCAGCCTCGGTGGCTAGGTCCGTGAAGACCCCGCCCCCGAAGCCGTTCTGCACGGCCGCGTCAAACTCCCCCACCAATGATGGTTTGCGGGGCCACCACCACCACACCAGTAGCGCAATAGCAATATCAATGAGGACTGCAACGTAGGCCCACATCGTGTCTGGGAAAATCGGC